GCTGTTCGCCGTCGCCTGGATGGCGGGGACGCTGGGATATGCCGCGCTGCACGATTTGCTGCTGCGGGTGCTGAATCGTCGGCTGGGCGGACCGTAATCCATGCGGCTCGGCGCCAGCATCGTCGGCGACTTGCGGAAGGTACTGGCCGACGAGGTGCGCGCGGGCGAGCGCGCGGCCATGACCGCCATCCGCGCCGAGACGGAGCAGGTCAAGGCCGAGCTGCGCCGGCAGGTCACCACCGCCTTCTCGGGCAACGCGCGCGGCATCGCCAATGCCTGGCGGTCGATGATCTTCCCGCGCTCCGGGCAGTCGCTGCGGCCTGCGGGGCTGGTCTTCACCAAGGTGCCGAACGTCATCGACGCCTTCGAGCGCGGTGCCCTGATCCGGGCGAAGGGGGGTGGGAAGTTCCTGGCGATCCCCACCGGCTTCAACGCCGCGCGTGGACGCCGGGGCCGCGGCGAGAAGGGCATGCGGGTAACGCCAGCGCAGATGGTCGCCTCCGGCCAGGCCTTCCTCCGGCCCTTCAAGTCGGGCCGAGGGTTCGTCTGGTGCCTGCCGCTGCGCCAGGGCGAGCAGACCGGGCGTCGGCGGCGGACCCGCCTCGTGGCGGGAGGCGTCACCGAGGTCGGCACCGCCAATCGCAAGGGCCGTGAGGCCTGGGCGCGCGGGCTGCTGGAGCAGGGGATGGTGCCGATGTTTCTCCTGCTGCCCCAGGTGAAGCTCGCCAAGCGGCTCGACGTGCGCGGCGCGGCCGAGCGCGGGCTGCGCCGGCTGCCGGGGCGCTTCGTGGCGGCCTGGGAACGCGAGAGCGGGAGGTCAGTGTGAGTGCCCGTGAGACCGCCATCGCCGCGCTGCACAGCCGGCTCGCCACGTCGCTGGCGGCACGGAACCCGGCACCGATCGTGCTCCGCGGCGAGACAATCCCGCAGCGCATCGCCGCCGGCGGGCTGGTCGTAGTGCGTGATGGCGAGGCGGTGGAGGAAACGCCGATCCTGTCACCACTGGCCTGGCAGATCGAGTACCGCGCCGAGGTCGAGATCACCGTCACTGGCGCCACGCCCGCCGCGCGCAACGCCCTGCTCGATGCGCTGCTGGTGGATGTCGCCGCTGCCATCACCGCCAACCGCACCCTCGGCGGCGCCGTCGAATGGGCACAGCCCGGCAGCGCGTCCTTCGAGGATGTCGAGTTCGAGGGCGCCGCCGCGGCCCGCGCCGCCGCCATCCCCGTCACCCTCTGGTTCACCGTCGCCGGCTCGCCGCTGGCCTGATCCCCCTCCAGGAGAAAGCCCATGCCCCGTGCCATCGGCGCGAATTGCCGCCTGCTCATGCTGCCCGAAACCGTCTACGGCACCGCACCCGGCAGCAACTGGCGGCGCATGCCGTTCCTCTCCTGCGACCTGGGCGCGGAGCAGCCGCTGCTCGATGCCGATGTCATCGGGGTGGGCAGCAACCGGGATCCTGCGGCGCCCTTCCTCGACACGGTGACCGTCGCCGGCCAGGCGGTGGTGCCGGTCGATCTGATCAACATCGGCCACTGGCTGCGCCTCCTGCTAGGGGCGCCCACCACCACAGGCACCACGAACTTCATTCACACCTTCGGCTCGGGTGCCGCCTCGCTGCCCAGCAACGCCATGGAGATCGGCTATCCCGACGTGCCGTCCTTCGACGTCTGCACCGGTGTGCGCGCCGACACGCTGGAGATGGACTTCACGCCGACCGGCGCAGCCACCGCGACCTTCGGGCTGCTCGGTCAGGGCTCAGCGCGCACGGGTGCCACGTCAGGCGGCACGCCGACCAGCGCGGCCTACACAGCATTCAACAAGGCCCAGGGATCGATCACGCGCAGCAGCGTGGCGCTGGCCCAGGTGACCGGCGCGCGGCTCACCTATGCCAACGGCATGGAGGCGGTGCGCACCATCCGCGCCGATCGCCGCGTCGAGGGGGTGGACCCGGGCATCGCGCGCTGCACGGGTCAGATCACCGTGCGCTTCGAGAACACCACACTGCTGGCGCAGGCGCAGGCCGGCACCTCGGCGGAGTTCGCGCTGGCCTTCACCATTGATGCCAACCGCAGTCTCACCATCACGCTGCACGAGGTCTATCTGGCGCTGGCCAAGACGCCGATCGAGGGGCCGGCGGGGGTGGAGGCCAGCTTCGATTTCCGCGCGGCGTTCAACGCCACCGCCACCCGCATGATGACGGCGGTGCTGCGGAATCAGCAGGCGGGAACGGAGTACGCGTAAGTTCAACGACGGGCAGCGAAAGCCTGATGTAGCCGGAAAGCCGGCTTCCAATCAGTCAGCCTTCCGCGTCCTGGATCACTCACGCGCGGCTGCGATGGGCTCATCCGCAAGAGTTGTCCCCAGCTTCGGGATCAGCCGCATGTAGACCAGAGAGGCCACCAGCTCGACCAAGGTTTGTGTGACGATGATGGCCGGCAGCAAGGGCACAGCGCCCGGCACGGCGAAGCCAAGCGGAAGCACCACCAGCGAGTTCCGTGTCGCGCTGCTGAAAGCCACTGCCCTGCCGGCAGGGGCGTCGAGCCCCGCAAGGCGAGCTACGCCCCACCCAAGAAGCGGTGCGATCACGGCGTAGGCGACATAGATCGGCAGGACCTGCATCGCTCCGCTCAAAGCCAAGCCGAGCTGCGGCGTCACCGCCGCGATCACCACCAACAGCACGACGGCCGTCGCCGGAACTGGCAGCAGCCCCAGCACGGACGAAATCCCTGCCATGCGCGCACTCCGCGCAGCGGCCAGCTGGACCGCGGCGGCCAGTGCGAGGGGTACAGCGATCAACCAGACAAAGGCGTGCAGGAAGGGACCAACCCTGACGAGGCCCACCGCATCATTGCCCAGGAACAGGCCAAGATAGAGCGGCAGCAGCAGCATTTGCAGCAGGAGCAGCGTCGGCGTTGCCGCAAGCAGCAGGCGAGCATCGGCGCGGCCGATGTGAGAGAAAGTCACCACGTAGTCGATGCACGGTGCCAGGAGAACGAGCAGGACGCCGAGGCGGATCATCGGATCGGCTGGCAGGAACAGAAGCAGCAGGAACACCAGGCCGGGCACAACGACGAAGTTTGCAACCAGCAGCGCGGCGATGAACCGCAGGCGGACCAGCGCCCGGCCAAGGTCGGCCAGCGGGACTTGCAGGAAGGTGGCGAACAGCATGACGGCCAGGGCCGCATTGATCCCGCCTTCCAGGGCCGTCGCCTCCGGGACCATGAAGCCGACAGCGGCAGCGACGATCACCGCACCGAAGTAGATCGCGACCTGGTGGGCCTCCAGGGCGTCGCGCAGGCGGCTCATGCCGTCACTTTCCGCGCGCGATGGCTTTTGCGTCCTGTCGGCTCAGCTTCGGTGCAGATCAGCGTGGGGCGGGGAGAACCATCGGCCGCCATAGGTCGGCCCGTGCATTGAGCAAAGAGAGAGATGGCCCGATCACAGACCTCGCAATGACCCTCGCAGCAGTCCCGCATCAGGAAGGCGACGAGATCGGACAGGGCCGGGAAGATGGCGCTGTAGATGATCGAGCGGCCGGCCCGGCGGCTCTCGATCAGGCCGGCGTGTTCGAGGTGGCTGAGATGGAATGAAAGGCGGGACGCCGAGCTGCCAACGGCCTCGCCAATGGCTCCGGCGGACATGCCGCCCGCACCGGCGACCACGAGCCCCCGGACGATGCGGAGGCGCGTTTCCTGCGAGATCGCCGCGAAGGCGTCGAGAGCTTGCTGTTCCTGCATTTTGTTTCAACCATTATTGAACTATTGAAGTGTTTAGCGTGCCTAGCCCTGCTTCACAATCGGACGCTCGAAAGTTGCGGCCGGCGAGGAGATCTGAGGGCCAACCGCCATTGCGGCTGTGCTCCTCTTCCAAGAGCCGCCTCTGGGGTGGACTCGTGCGCCCCTCGCTCCGGCGCTGCGTCTTTGCTCCATCACGCTGCACCTGGTGACTTCGCCGGGGTTAGTGGGGCGAAGCCTTGGCTGCCTCGCCGCTACCCCTTTGCTGTTCAGCGGATCCCATCCTGAAGTCCCTTAGGAGAATCAGATGCTCACCCTCGACCTCCCGGTCGAGCCGTACTGGCTCGACCTGCCGCGCGGCGTGCGCGTGGAAATCCGCCCCGTCACCACCGCCGTCATGGCGGCCGCCCAGGCCGGCTCCGCGCGTCGCCTTGGCGCACTGCGGGCCGCATCCGAAGACCTCGACCCCGACATGGCCCGCGGTCTGGCCTTTGCTTTCCTGGTCAAGGCGCTCGCCCGCCACGCCGTCACCGCTTGGGAAGGTGTGGGCGACGCCGCCGGCAAGCCGCTTCCGCTCTCCCCCGAAGCCGTCGAACGCCTGATGGACATGGACGAGATGGCCGCCGCCTTCTGGGATCGCGCCACAGGCCCGGTCGCCGCCGTGGCCCTGGAGGGAAACGGCTAAGGGCCCGCGCCGAATGGCATTTCGGCCAGGGCCCTGACTACTGCCGCGGCTGCGCGGCGCTCGATCGCGACTGCGGGGTCGCCTGTCCCTACGCCGCCCACGCCCCCGCCAGCGTGGAGGGCGCCGCGTGCTGGGCCGCCGGTACCACCTGTGCCACGGCGACCATGGCTGGCCTCGACCTCGACATGCCGGCCGCGTTGGCCACCGCCCGCGACATGGGCGCCACCGACTGGGCCGCGGCGGAACTGCTGCTCGCCATGCGCATGGGCCTCGCCGCCGGCAGCGCCGCGCGCCGCACTGATCCCCCCGGATCCTGACCACCCCATCGCAGGAGGCGTGACGCATGGCGGATAGCACGCGCCGCGTCTCGGTCCGTCTGTCGCTGGACGACGCCGCCCGGGTCAAGCAGGAACTGCGCGAGGTCGGCGAGACCGGCCAGCGGAGCCTGGAGCGCATTCAGGGCGGTGCCGACCGTGCTTCCCGCGGGCTGGACCTACTGAACGTCGCCGTCCGCGGTGTGCAGATCGCCGGCATCGCCGCAGGCCTGCGCGCTGTCGTGGTCGCCGGCGACGCGCTGGCCCAGTCCATGGGCCGGCTCAACACCGTGCTGGGCTCGGTCGAGCGCGCCGGTGAGATCTACGAGCGGCTGTATCGCGACAGCCTGCAGACCGGCGTCGCCGTCCGCGAGAGCGTCGACGCCTTCGCCCGCTTCTCGATCGCCGCCCGCGAGATCGGCGCCACCTCCGACCAGGTCGCCACGCTGGTCGGCGGGCTTCAGCGCATTGCCATCGCGTCGGGCGCCAGCCAGCAGGAGATCGCCTCCTCCACCCAGCAGCTCGCTCAGGCGCTGGCCTCCGGCACGCTGCAGGGCGATGAGCTGCGCTCGATCCTAGAAGGCCTGCCGACCCTGGCCCAGGCCCTGGCGCGCGAGCTCGGCGTCTCCATCGGCGAACTGCGTAAGCTGGGCTCCGAGGGCAAGCTCACCGCCGACACGGTGTTCCCGGCGCTGCTGCGCGCCGTCGAACGGCTGAATGGCGAGTTCGAGCGGGCACCGCTGTCGGTCGGCCGCGCCTTCGGGCAGCTCACCGCGGCCGCCGACCAGTTCCTCGCCCGGCTCGACCAGGCCATCGGCCTGTCCAACGCGCTGGCCCGTGCCCTTTCGGGTGCCGCCCGCGTGCTGGACGGCGTGCGCCGGGGCTCGGGCCTGCTGCTGCCCTCCGAGCAGGAGGCCGACCGCCGCGCCCAGGCCGAGGCCCTGCGTGCCCAGATCGCCCGCCTCGAGGCCGAGAACGACGGTCGCGACAGCCTGCGCTCACAGCCCCGTCGCGGCTCGATCCGCGGCGGGTTGGTCGGCACCGCGCAGCAGCAGGCCGGCGTGGATCGCGCCGGTCGCCTGGAGGAGCTGCGGCGCCAGTATGCGGAGCTTCAGGAGGAGATCACCCGCGGCGAGGCGGCCGCTGGCGAACGCCAGCGCACCGAGCAGGAGGCCGCCGCTGCCCAGGCCGCAGAGGCGCGCCGTCGCCGCACCGCCGCCGATGCCGAGGAACTGCGCAAGGCGCTGGACGACCGCTTTCGCATCAACAGCGAATACGACGACCGCGTCCGCCGCCTGCGCGAGGCCGAGGCCGCGGGTGGCATCACCGCCGCGGACCGCACGCAGTTGGAGACGCTCGCCCTGCGCGAGCGCGACGAGGCGCTGCGCCGCATCGAGGGCACCACCCGCCGCGTCGCATCCATCCCCCGCCCCGACCGCGAGGCCG